GCCCGCCACGATGTATCCGGTCCATACCTCGCCGTCGTCGAACGCTATCAACACAGTGCTGTCGTCGTCCGGCAGGCCGTCCTCGCAGCGCGTCCACGCCGGCTGCCCGGCGCGGAACGCCTTGGCCCCCTGGTCGGCCATATCGCCAGCTGAGAATTCGCCGGGTTGAATGGTGATGTCGGTCATTTTGGTTTCCGCCTCATGAATTTTTTGTGTGTCGCCATGCTCGCCACGATCCCGAACGGCCCGCCCAGCAGCGTGGCGGCGATCTGGCTGGCCGATGCGTCGGGCACGAAGCGCCACAGGACGATCTGGCTACCTCCGATGATGAAGCTGGTGAGGAAGGCGGCGCGGTAGTGGCCGTGCACGACGTTCTGCTGCTGGAACCCGAGACTGAACACGGTGGCGAAGGCGGCGGCAAAGAGGGCGAGTTCGGTCACGCGGTTTCCTCCAATTGCTTGGCCACGGCGAGGGTGTTGAGTTCGGTGATGAGGTCGGCGTGCTGTACGCGCAGCATGTTCATGCTGCGCGTGACGTCGTTGGCGAACTCTGCGGGGTCGCTTTCGAGCCGTGCGCAGGTCCGGGCGAGCGAGTCGACGGAGGCGCGTGCCATCCGCGCCAGGTCGACGAGTACCCAGCGGGTGGTGCGCAGGCTGTCGAGCTCGAGGCAGCCAGGGAGGCTGTTGTCGGCGGCGAGGATAGCGACGAGCTGACGAATTGAGGTGGCCGTGCGCTTGAGGTAGCTCTTGCGCTTCCGGATTTCGTCGCCGCCCTTGTAGCGCGCCTGGTCGCGCTGGATGCTGGTGAGGCTCATGCCGCCGCCTCGATCTCTGGCAGCAATGCACGCACGTGCTGCCTCGCCTCGGCAGCCAGCGTGCGCAGCTCGTCTGCCATATGCTCGGTGGCCGGGTGGGCGCCGGTGATGCGGGCGAAATCCTCGAGCCAGATGGCGATGCTGTACCACTGGCGCAGGCTGGGCGCGGCGACGGCTGCGGCCCAGCGTTGGGAGATGATGCCGGGGAGGGAGGTGGCCACGCTCATGGCAGCACCTGCGCGAGGATGAGCAACACGAAAACGACGAACGCGCAGACGCAGGCGATGGTGCCGGCGTCTGCCTGGCGCCGCTCGTGGCGCAGGCGCTCGTACGCTTCGTTGGCGAGCGTCGACCGCATGGCGCTCTGCTGGCGGATGGTCCTGTTCATACGGCCTCCTGGATTTTTGTGGTTTCGTCGCCGCCGGCATCGAGCTCGAAATCGTCGATGGCATCGAACACCCACCCGGCGCGCTCGCAGGCCACCAGGGCGAGCGTGAGCACGTCGTCGCGGATCTCCGGGTCGCGTGTATCGCACGCAATGTGCAGCAGCTCGCTCGCCGCCTCGTCCCACTGGGCGAGCGAGTCTTCGGTGATCGCATCGCGCCAGAGTTCGGCGATGCCATGCGGCAGAATGATCGGTTTCATGTCTTCTCCTGTCGGTTTCCGCCTGGGGTGCGCACTGGTCGCGCAGCCAGCTGGTGATTCGTACTTTATAACCAAGGTTCTTAATCTGTCAAGAACCGTAGTTATATTTCGGGATACAATGAAGCCGCGCCCGCCTTGGGCGGGTCAAAAAGGAGTCAGGAATGGATCAGGGAAAGCAAGCTGTGCCGAATGGGGTAATCGTTCACGGGCCGCAGGGGTGCGGCGAGACGCGCCATGCGGCGGCGCTGGCGGCGCACTTTGGGGTGGGGCGGGTTATTGATGGGTGGATGCCTGGCGATCCGGTGGAGCCGGATGCGCTGCATCTTAGCCAGGTTGATGTGCCTGGCTCGGTGGCCTACGAAAGCCTGAAGGAGGTGGTCGGGTGCGAGGAGTGCGGTGGGCGCGGGGAGATTCGCCGGCCCTACACGGCGGTCGAGCGCATGCCGTGCCCGGTCTGCGCTTCATCGCAAAGTTGACGGAATACGGCGAGCACAGCCTCGATGGGAGGTTGCTCGCCGAACTCGGCGATGCAGGCAGCCTTGGCAGTGCGAAGGCGCTCGTAGACGCGAACGGCTGCGTCGATCTCGCCGCCTGGCGCGCCGGCGCGATTCAGAACTTCCATGCGGGTATCGAAGGCGTCAAGTTTGTTGGTCATTGGGTATTTCCTAGTTGAACGAGTCCGGAATCGGAGGCGCTTCGACGACCTTGCCGTCGACGAACACGACGGAGACGGACTTGGTCGCGCCGCTCAGACCGTTGGCGTGGCTCCATACCCACGTGACTCCGCCATTCTGGCTCTTGACCAGGTAGGGCGGGCCCATGAGGGAGGTGACTTCCTCCTGGTTCATGCCGGCCTTGATCTGGCGGGCAGAGTCCCATGTGAATGGCGTTCCCGCGCAGGCGCTCAGGGCGAGTGCGGCTGCAGCAATCAGTATGCGGTTGATCATGGCGTCAGCTCTGAAATGAGGTCAGCACCCCGTCCTGGAAGTAGAGGTAGTTGGCCGGGTAGACCCATTGCTCGTGCACGCCGAACGATCCGACGCTGCGGTTGATATCGTCCGGTCGTCCCCATGCTGCGATAGCCATGCATGGGGTCATGCCAAGCTGGATGCGCTGTTTTTTGATGGTTTCCTGTTGGTCTGGATTCAAGATGCCAAGTTGCAGGTCGGCGGTGCGCTGGATCATGGCGCGGGAGAATTCGTGGTCGGTTCCGCGCAAGGCTTTGCCCAGTGCGCTGCAATGCTTGGATTCCGCGATTTTTTCCGCGCGGGCCATGGCTTTTGGATCGATTGGCGGTGCGGCGCTCTTGGTTTTTTCAGCCGGCGTGGCGGTCTGGGTCGCTGCTGGTGTGGAAGGTTCGCCACCCAGCATGGCGGCAACGACTCCGAGGCCCAGAACGCCGAGCAGCAACTTGGTGGCGAGGCTGGTTGGCTTTTTGACCTTGGCCCCACAGTTGGGGCATTTAGCAGCCTCGGTGCTGACCTCTTTTCCGCATTCGTGGCATTTGATGAGTGCCATGCTTCTCCCCTTATTTGAATTGAAACCCAAACTGTACCGCTATCAAGTGGTTTTGGTCGCGAGGTGAACAGCCAGGCTGAACGCCGCGCCCGTCGCGCTGCCGTTGCTGGCGAGCGCGCCCCCGCAGTCGTAAACGAGATCCTGGCGCCCCTTGATCTTGACGGCGAACATGAACCCGCGCAGCTTGCCAGAGTCGCGCAGCTTCACCAGCTCGTCGATCATTTCGCTGACGTCCTGGGGGTTGAGGTCCATCGATCGGAGCGTGGCCATTTCAAGCGCTCCGCTTTTTGTGATGCCCCGCATGAGGCCTTGCAATACCGCGTTCTGGCAGCTTGTATGGCTTGCCTTTCTTGGCGCGCGGTGGCTCGCTGGGGCGCGGTGGCTCGCTGGGGGGCGGTTCTATGCTTTCGTCGGCGTGCTGGCGTGCGATCAGGGCGGCCAAAAGCGCGCCCTTGCCGGCATGCTCCGTCCTTACCCGGTCGATGAGAGCGAGCAGCTTGTCGGGCGGCAGATAGTCCGACATCTCGAGGGTCTGCTGATCGTCAGTGCTGAGGTCCGCCTGGTATTCCGCGTGTTGTTCCAGCGCGCGCAGGACCTGCACCAATTGTGGGTCGCTGGTGCTGTAGGTGGCGGGAAGCATTTCGCCATCCTCTTCGGCAAGCCACATCGCGCGCACTCCGCACGCCTCGGCGAATTGCGCTGTGAATTCTGATCCCGTGGCATCGCTGCGCTCGAGTTTTGAGATGTTCTCCTGGGTGCAGGCGTTGTTGATCCTGTCCGCCAGTTGCTTCTGCGTCAGGTCGGCGTGAATGCGTGCCCTGTGTAAGCGTTCGCCATATCTCATGCGCAGCAACATATAACTGCGTTCATACGCGGTCAAAGAACTGTAGTTGTTGACAAGCGTAGAACCGGGGTTATATTCTGTGTGAATGAGCATCGAATCTCTCCAAAGGGCAGTGCAGATCCTGGGTGGACAATCCGCCTTGGCGCGAGCTGTGTCCACGCCGGAACGGAAAATCAAGCAGCCACATGTCTACAAATGGCTTAACAGCGAAAACCCTGACCGCATGCCACCTGCTGAGTATTGCCCATTGATCGAGAGGGCAACGGAAGGTGCTGTGCGGTGTGAGGAGTTGCGTTCTGACGTGGATTGGTCCGTATTGCGCAACTCTGATTGCACTGACCGGGCGGACGACGCCGAACCGCAAGTGGCATCCGCATGAGGCTCTGGCGGCGCTTGCGATGCGGGATCATGGCGCTGCTGGCCGATCCGGCGGCTGTGGAAACAGCCTCGCGCGTATATCGCTCGACTGCAGAATCGCAGAGGAGAATACGTCTAGCGATCGCCGCGCTGCAGTCAGAAACTCGTTGTCCGCGTTGGCGAGCTTGCTGTCGATGCTGTCGTGTGCGAGCACGAGCACGCTGCGGATCATCGGCTCGGGGGCGGATATGAGCGGCAGCATGGAAAGGCATAGCTGCTCCATGGCGATGAGCATAGCGGCGCGCTCGTCGCTGGCTTTCTGTGTTTCGATCAGCTCTGCCGCAATGGTGCGGACTGCGTACTCCAGGCGGTCGATTCGTTCTTTGATTTCCATGTCCGTTCCTGTCCTGTCGGCAGTTGGGGTTGTGAGAGACGCCAAGTGTACCGGGGCTGGAACGGGCGCCCATTCCGCCCTGGCAGATGGCGGTGCTGTTCGTAATCTGCTGCATGCAGTTCTCCTCCAATTCTTCCCCGGCGCGGTCCAGGCCGGGGCTTTTTTTCGACTGTTCAACTGAGGCGGTGCGGTTCATGGGCTGCATCGTAGTGTTTCGCGCGCGAGAAGGCTTTACGAGGCGTTGCGAATGTTTCGCAAGGGTTCGCAAAGGTTCGCAAAGGGGGCTGAGATGAACCAAATGAGTGGGCAGGTGCCGCTGTTTTTCGAGGACGTCTACCAGGCGCTGAGCCATGCGGTGATGGTGCTGGGTGGCCCCAAGAAGGTGGGGCCGATGCTGCGCGGGGAGGGTGTCCCGGAGAAGACGGCAAGCACGTGGGTACTGGATTGCCTGAACCCGGACCGCGCGGCCGAATTCCACCCTTACCAGGTGATGGCACTTTTGCGGGCAGCGGCGCAAGCGGGCGACCATACGGCAATGACGTGGTACGCGGGCGAGCTGGGCTACCAGGCGACGCCGGTGGCACCGGAAGACCAGCTCGCCGAGCTGCAGCGCAAGTTCATCGCTGCGACGGAGGCGTCGGCTGCGCTGGTGTCGCGCATGGAGGTGCTGGCGAAAGGGACGCTCGGGCTGCGTGGCGGCGAGCGCCGGAACGGATGATGCGCGGCAGATCGCAGCCACTCAGGCAGGCGTATGCGCTGGCCTACGCGATGCGGGCCCGGCCGACGCCGGCGCTGGCGGCGCTGTATTTCGAGGCGCTGAAAAGGGTGATCGATGGGGACGAAACAGGACAAGGCGGCACAGAACCGCGCGGCATTTCCGCAGACCGCGCAGTTCGTGGACGAGATGCGCGAGGCGTTCGGCCAGGACGTGAAGCTGGTGTGGGCTGAGGAAAACGGCCGCACGCTCGGCAAAAAAGGACCGGATGGGGTGCCTGTGACGCAGGTGTTCCGCCCTAAAGAAAAAAATAGCAGGGGGATGGATTGATCGACTTCAAGCGGCTCGCGGCAACGGCTCTGGCATCGGCGGATTCGCTGGTGCCGTTGTGGCTGCCGGACGGCAAGCGCAGCGGCCACGAGTGGTGCGCGCTGAACCCGACGCGCGGCGACGGCAAGGCTGGCAGTTTCTCGATCAACCTCGCCACCGGGGTGTGGTCGGATTTCGCCACGGGCGACCGCGGAGGCGATCTGGTGAGCCTGTATGCCTATATCAATGGCATGGGCCAGGGCGAGGCCGCGCGCGCGTTGTCGGAGCATCTCGGCGTGAGCATCGACGACGAACGCAAGCCGGCGCCAGCCCCACAGGCGGAGAAACGACGCACGCCGTGGGAGCCGCTCGAATGCGCGCCTGACGATGCCACAGAGCCGCCGGCAGCGCACAGTGTGCGCGGGCGACCGGAGGCGCGCTGGGCGTACCGGCGCGACGGCAAGCTGCTGGGCTGGGTGTTCCGCTTTCGCACCAGCGACGGCGGCAAGGAAGTGTTGCCGCTGGTGTGGGCAAAGAATGGCGAGACGGGTGTGGAGGACTGGCGCTGGCTGGCAATGAAGCAACCACGGCCGCTGTACCTGCCTGGCGGCGCGCTGCGCGACGACGCAACGGTGCTGGTGGTCGAGGGCGAGAAGTGCGCGGATGCTGCGTTCTCCGATGCGGTCGTTGCCGCCGCCTACCAGGTGGTGAGCTGGCCGGGCGGCAGCAAAGCGGCATCGAAGGCGGACTGGACCTGGCTCGCCGGACGCCGCGTGGTGATCTGGCCGGATGCCGATGCGCAGCTGGACAAGGACGGCACCATGCTGCCGGAGGAGCGCCAGCCGGGCACGCAGGCTGCCGAGCAGATCGCGGCGACGCTGGCCGGGCTGGGTGTCGAAGTGCGCATCGTGCGGATTCCGCCACCGGGCGAGAAGCCGGGCGGGTGGGACGTGGCCGATGCGATTTCAGACGGCATGGCGGGCGAGGCGCTGCTGGAATTCATCCGCGCCCAGCGCGTTCCGACGTCTACGCGCCCAGCGCAGCCCATCGGCATGGCGGATGCATCTGCACCACACGCGGGCTGGCGCAGGCAGTTGGTCGTCGGGCGGGCCGGACCGAAGGATTGCCGGGAGAACGTAATCTACGCCCTGCGTGACCACCCGGAGTGGACGGACGTGCTGGCGGTGGACGATTTCGCCAAGCGCATCGTCTGCCGCAAGCCGTCTCCGATGGGGCACAAGACGGGCGACGAGTGGACGGCTGACGACGATTCTGGGCTGGCGATCTGGCTGCTCGAGCAGGAGAGCCTCGGGATCCGCTCGCTCGACACCATCGCCCAGGCCGTGCGCCACGTGGCGCTGCTGCAGCGCACGCACCCTGTGCGCGAGTATTTCGACGCGCTGCAGTGGGATGGCCTCGCGCGCTGCGATGCGTGGACTGTGCGCTACATGTCCTGCGCCGATACGCCCTACAGCCGCATGGTCGGCCTGTATTTCCTCATCAACATGGTGCGGCGGATCTACGAGCCCGGATGCGTGATGCGCTCGGTGCCGGTGTTCGAGGGCGCGCAGAATAAGGGCAAGAGCCGCGCGCTGTGGACGCTGACCAACCCATGGTATTCCGACACCATGCTGCGCATCGGCGACAAGGACAGCTACCAGATGCTGCAGGGCGTGCTGTGCTACGAGGTGAGCGAGATGGATTCGTTCAGCCGCTCGGAAGCCACGGCGGTGAAGGCGTTTATATCGTCGACCGAGGACAATTTCCGCGCGCCCTACGAGCGCAGCCCGGTCAAGCATCGCCGGCAGACCACGTTCGCGGCCACCACCAACGCCGTCGAGTACCTCAAGGACTGGACCGGGAACACCCGTTTCTGGCCGCTGGCGATCGGCGACCGCATCGATCTGGACGGCCTGGCCGAAGCACGCGACCAGCTGTGGGCGGAAGCGGTCGCGCTGTACCGCATGGGAGAGCGCGCATACCCGACCGCAGAGCAGGAGCGCGAGCTGTTCAAGCCAGAGCAGGATCGCCGCCTGATCGTCCACCCATGGCAGGACATCGTAGCCGAGTACGTCAACGGCCACACGCGCGCGGTCACCGTGCGCGAGATCATGCACGACGCGCTCAAGATAGATCTGTCGCGCATTAACCCGCAGGGCAGCGAAGCGCAGCGGGTGGGGCAGATATTGCACGGCCTCGGGTTCAGCAAGGAACGCGAGGCAACCGGGTCGCGCCAGTGGGTATGGCGGCGCGAGATTCCAACAACTGCAACGGGAGACGCTGATGGCGTTCCGTTCTGATCTGAACCACAGGGATGGGGTCGGCCGCGCGCCGAACCCGAAAAGTGGCATTTCAGGCGGGATTAACGCAATCCGTCCTAGGTGTCCTAGCTGAAACAGCCATTCAAGACAAACGGGGAATGGAGTCACGTGCTCACGTCGAGCACGTGGAGTGTTTTTTCTCGCGCGCGCGCCCGCGTGAAACTAGGACACCTAGGACGGAAGGGTACTAGAGAGGGGGTAGAGATGAGCGGTTTTGAAATCAGGGTGGCGCTGTGAGCACGATCAACATCCGCAACAACTTCCCCGAGATAGCCGCCAAGCTCGACCGCCTGGGAGCCCACATAGGCACCAAGGCGGTGGTGCGGGCATTGAACACCACCATTGACCAGGGCAAGACCCAGATGGCCAGGCAGATCAGCCAGGAGTTCAGGGTGAGCGTGGGCAATGCCAAGCAGCGGCTCAAGGTATACAAGGCCTCGGCGCGAGGTACATATCGTTTCGTTGCCACGCTCGAAGCCACCAAGAAGGGCAAGGGCCGTTCGATGAACCTGATCGCCTTTGTCACCCGTGGCAAGGTCAGCAAGGCCTCAGCCAAGCGCAGCGGCCGCAACGACCTGGCAGGCCAGCTGCAGTTCCAGATCAAACGTGGCGGCGGCAAGAAATCCATCAAGGGTGCATTCGTTGGCAACCAGGGCCGCACCGTGTTCATCCGTACCGGTAAGGATCGCCTGCCGATAAAGGCGCTCAACACCATCGACATTCCCCAGATGTTCAACACCAGGCGCGTGAACAAGGTAGTGAAGCAGGTGATGCTCGACAAGTTCCCCGCGAACTTCCAGCGCGAGCTGCGCGCTGTTCTCGGTGGGTTCGCCCGATGACCGCCGCGCTGCATCTGATCGATGCATCGTGCTCGATGGACTCGCCTCATGGTTCACGGGTCCTTCCTGGCCCCTTCCAACACGGCGCGAAACGAGCGCGGAATTTCGCTAGTTTTGTGATGTGCAAGGGGGTGTGTAAGTGGCGCGGATAGTGGGGCAGGAGCGGATCGCGGAGGTGTTCGGGGTCGCGCCGAAGACGATCGTCGAGTGGCAGGAGCAGGGGTTTCCGGTCGCGCAGCGTGGCGGGCCCGGGGTGGCCAGCGAGTACGAGTCGGCGGAGTGCATCCGCTGGATGGTTGAGCGTGAGTTGAGGAAGATCCAGGCGGAGACGCCGAGCGATCGGCTGTCGCGGGTGAAGGCTGAGTCGATCGAGATGGACAACGCCGAGCGGCGCGGTCTGCTGGTGCGTGCTGATCAGCTCGAGCCGAAGCTGAAGGCGGCCTTCCTGGAGGCGCGCGAGAAGTGGCTTGACGCGGTGCACCGGCTATCGCGCGAGCTGCCGGCCGACGTCGACGGGCGCGAGTCGATGCTGCAGGCTGAGTTCGAGGCGTTTCTGCACCGGCTGGCGAGCTGGTCGAAAGCGGATGATCTCGAGGAGGAGGACGAGTAATGCCGGACGGCGCAGCAGCCGATCTGGACACCTGGGTTGAGCAGTCGCTTGATGCGCTGCTGGCGAGGGTGTTCGCGCAGCTGCGGCCGCGCCCGCACATCACGCCGCTGCAGTGGGTGGAGAAATACCGCTACCTGTCGTCGGAGGAGAACCCGGACTACGTCGGGCAGTTCTCCACCGAGAATATCCCGGCGCTGCGCGGGGTGCTGGCTGCCGCCGGTGAGCCGGGCGTGGGGAGGATCGTCGGCCAGAAATCTGCGCAGATCGCCTGGACGGCCGGCGTGGTGTGCACGCTGATGGGCTACCACGCGCACTGGCGGCCGTGCGTCCAGGTGGCGATGTTCCCTCGAATCCAGTCGGCCAAGGATTTCGACGCCGAGAAGTTCGCGCCGATGGTGCGCGCCACCCCGGCCCTGGCCAAGCGAATCCGTCTAAAAAGCCGCAGCGATGGCAACAGCACCACGCGCAAGCGCTACCCGGGCGGGCTGCTCAAGTTCGTCGCGTCCAACTCACCGGCGGACGTGAAGTCGACCAGCGCCAAGGTGCGCTACGTGGAGGAGCCGGACGACACGAACAAAGACGTGAAGGGGCAGGGCAACTCGATCACGCTGCTGCGGGAGCGCGGCAAGACAATCCGCAACACGCTCGAAATCATCGGCGGTACGCCCACGGCCAAGGGCGCGTCCGAGGTCGAAAAAGAAATGCGCACCACCGACCAGCGGCGCTTCCTGGTGGCGTGCCACGACTGCGGCGAGCGGCACGAGCTAGACTGGCAGCACGTCGTCATCCCCGGCCTCAATCTGCCTGACGATGAGTTGAAATCGGCTGACATCGAGGCCCGCTGGCCCACCCGCGAGGTCTACGCCCGCGCGCGCTGGGAGGATGCCTTCTACGCGTGCCCGCACTGCGGCAGCGTGTGGACCGACGAGCAGCGCTGCGACAACATCCGCGCCGCTGCCGCCGTGCCGCCGAACTACGGCTGGGAGCCGACTGCCGACAGCCAGGACCGGGGTTTCTATTTCAACGAGCTGCAGTCCGTCTTTGAGGGTTCGTACGTCCCGGTGCTGGCCGAGAAATACCTCACCGCACTGCATGAATTCGACCGCGGCGAGCCCGAGAAAATGGTCGCCTTCTGGAACGCGTCGCGCGGCCTGCCGTGGGAATACAAAGGCGAGCTGCCAGAAGAAGACGAGCTCGCCGCCCGCGTGGAAAAATATCTCGAATGGAGCTGCCCCGCCGGCGCCATCCACCCGGTGCTGTCGGTCGACGTGCAGCACGATCGCCTGGCCGTCACCTGCTGGGTGGTGGGGCGTGGCGAGGCAATGTGGCTCGCCTACTGGGGCGAGCTGTACGGGCAGACCGTGGTGGCGCACCAGGGCGCCTGGATCGAGCTCGAGCACCTGCTGGCCAAGACCGTGCAGCACGCCAGCGGCAACGCGCTGCGGATTCGCGCGGTGGGGATCGACTGCTCGGACGGCCAGACCTCGGATGCCGCCTATGCATTCGTGCGCAAGCATTCCCGCCCCGACCGCGAAGTGCTCGCCCTCAAGGGCGCCAGCGAAACCGAGGGCAAGCTCGAGATCTGGACCCCGCCCAAGCCGATCGACCCCAACCACCGCAGCACCAAGGCCAGCCGCTACGGCGTACAGATCCACATTGTGGGCGCCGCCAAGGCCAAGGACCTGATCCTCGGCTGGGCGCAGGAAGGTGGCCGCGTGCGGCTGGCGGACAGCGGCCCCGGCCGCATGCACTGGTACGAAGGCGTCCGGCCGGACTTCTTCGAGCAGCTGCTCGGCGAGATGAAAGTCCCGAGCCGCCTCAACCACAACAAGCGCTACTGGAAAGCCCGCACCGACCGCCGCAACGAGGCGCTCGACTGCACCGTCTACGCGCTTTACCTGAGCCGGCATCTTCGGCTGCACCTGCGCCGCAACGTCCAGTGGGACCTCGACGAGCTGCGGCTGCGTCAGCGCGACCTGCTCGCCGCAGCGGAACCCGACGCCATTACACCCGGTGTAAAGACGGACATCGCGCCCGAAGCGCCCGTCGACGAAGTGCACGAAGCCGTGCCGGACACGCAGGCCGCGCCGGTACCGGAGGTCGACGTCGCCGCCGCCGCAGCAGCTGCGCGCTTCGCCGCCATGCTGCGCACCCGCAAGGACGCCCGCCATGGCCGGCGATAACCTGCTCGACATCCTCGCTGCCATCCGCGGCGAGCTTTCCGAAATCCCGGACGAGCAGTGGGAGAAGTTCAAGCGCCTCCTGTGCACGCAAGCCGCGGGTGCTCGCCTCTACGTGCCCGCGCTCAAGAAGCGCAGCCACCTCGAGGCGATCGCGGCTGCCGGCGAGCAGGCGAGCGCCGAGCAGCTGGCCAAGATCCTCGGCGTGTCGGTGCGGCATGCGCAGCGACTGAAGCGGCTGCGGGGGTGATGTCTCTACGGATTTCGCTTAGCGGGAAATCAAGCCGGGAAAATTTCGTATTTAAGAAACGGCGATCCGCGCGGCCGAACTCGCGCGGAAATATCAGGAGTAAAAAATGGGAAATCAGTACAGCTTTTCGCTTGGCCAAGCGGTGAAGATTGCAGCGAGCGGCGAGGGCGGCGATGTCATCGGCCGTTCCGAATACACCTATGCGGAAAACAGCTACCTGGTGCGGTACAAGGCGGCGGACGGACGCGCGGCCGAGAGCTGGTGGACTGAGTCGGCGCTGGTCGCAGCGTAGACGCGCGCCGCAAGCCACAACCCGGGCCGCCTTCTGGCGGCCTTTTTGCTGGCGACATTCCTTGCCTACAAATGTCGCCGCCGGCCTGCCACGCTGGCAGGCATGGAACTTCCAACCAATGAGCCCACGGTCATTCGCGCCGGCGACAGCGTCGCGTGGTCGCGCGAATTGCCGGAGTACTCCGCCGCCGACGGCTGGGCGCTGAAGTACCGGCTGCTCTACGCTGCAGGCGCCGCGGTCGCGATCGCCAGCACGGGCGTGGGGACGACGCACACGGTCGATCTCACGTCGGCGCAGACGGCTGCCTATCTGGCTGGCACGGCCACGCTGGTCGCCTTCGTCGAGAACGCCGGCAGCGGCGAACGCGCGACGCTCGAGTCGACGCCGGTCACGATCCTGCCGGACCTGGCGACCGCGGCCAACCACGACGGGCGCAGCGCGAACCAGATCGCGCTCGCGGCAGCGCGTGCCGCACTGGCGAGCTACGTCGCAAAGGGCCAGCTGCACGTCGCCGAATATGACATCGGCGGGCGGCGGATGAAGTTCCGTTCGTCGACCGAGATCACCGATCTGATCGCGCATTACGAGCGCGAGGTGTTCAAGGGAAACGCGCTGCAGGCCGCCGTGAACGGCGTGTCGGCGGGACGTGTGCAGGTGCGGATGTGATGGAAGGCCGGCGCACCCTGATTCAGCGCATCCTGCGCGCGCCATGGATGTTCGCGCGCATGTTCGCCATCGTGCGCGGCATGCCGCTGCGCGATCGCCTGCACTTCGCCGCCTGGCAGGCCTGGCAGTCGGTGAGGCACTTCTGATGGGCCTGTTCTCCAATCTGTTCCGGCCCCGCGAATCCGCCGCCGAGCGCCGCGAGTGGCTCGATGGCACGCTGCGTGCCGTGGCCTCGCAGGTGCAGTCGCGCGTGGTGGCCGACATGCGCCAGGCCGCGCGCAGTTTCGAAACGGCCGAGACGCCGGCCTATACCGAGAGCTGGTCGACGTCTGCCGCGCACATCAACGAAGACCTGGCGCGCCAGCTTCCCACGCTGTGGGGCCGCTCGCTTGGCCTTGCCCGCAACAACGAGTGGGCGCAGCGCTACCTGATCGAGCTCGACGACAACGTGCTCGGGCCCAACGGCATCCAGCTGCAGATGCAGATCACCGTGCAGCAGGGCGGCAAGACGGTGAAAGACGCCGTCGCCAATGCGATCGCCGAGATGGCATGGACGAAGTGGTGCGAGGACGCAGACGTGTCCGGCCTCTCGTGGGCCGACGTCGAGGCGCTCGCGCTCGCCACGCTGGCGAAGAAGGGCGAGCTTGTTTTCCGCAAGGTGAAGTCCGGGCCGTTCGGCTTCCAGATCCAGCTGCTCGACCCGACGATCATCGACGTCACCCTCAACCGCACCTGGGGCGCGAACCGGGTGCGCATGGGCGTCGAGATCGACGACAACGGCAAGCCCGTCGCCTACTGGCTGCAGATGGCCCGTGCCGGCGAGTCGCCGTCGCCGTACACCGTCGTCGGCCGCCATGTGCGCGTGCCGGCCGACGAGATCGTGCACCGCTTCCTGGTCGAGGAAGTGGGGCAGCTGCGCGGCATTCCGTGGCTCACCGTAGGCGCCCGCCGGCTGTGGCTCACGCACGATTTCGAGGAGTCGGCCGCCGTCGCCTCGAGCAACGCGGCCAAGCGCCAGGGCTTCTTCGTCTCGCCGACCGGCGATGCGCCGCCCGGGTTTGCCGACACCATCGTGTCGAGCGTGCTCGACGCGGCCAAGGCCGCCGGCAAGGTGCTCACGCCGGACGAGATCCAGGCGATCACCGCTGCCGCGGAAAAATACGCGACCACCGTGCCGGGCCAGTTCGACACCCTGCCGCACGGCTACGACTTCCGCCCGTTCGAATCGGTGTGGCCGAACATCAACGCCGACACCTACATCAAGCAGCAGCTGCGCGGCTGGGCTGCTGCGCGCGGGATGTCCTACATCAGCCTCGGCAACGACCTCGAGGCCGTCAACTACTCGAGCGCTCAGGTCGGCATCATCGGCGAGCGCGAGCACCACAAGAAAACGCAGACCCGCCTGCGCAATTGGCTGCACGCCGAAGTGTTCGCCGCCGTGCTGCCGCACCTGGTGCTCAACACGCCCGGCATGAAGCCCAGCCGCCTCGACGAATACCGCGCCGCCGCTTCGTGGCAGCCGCGCCGCTGGGTGCCGATCGATCCGGTCAAGGCCTCCAACGCCGCCGAGACCAATCTGCGCCTGGGCCTCACCAGCCGCCGCCGCCTCATCCTCGAGCGCGGCGAGGATCCGGACGAGATCGCCGCCGAGGTCGCCGAGGAGGCCGCGCGCTACGGCTCGCTCGACGCCAACATGGTCGCGGCCAAGCCGCTGCCTCCGGATGACGAAGAGTCCGCCCCCGCCAAGAAAACCCACCTGCAACTCGCCGCCTCGCGCGGCCTCGCCGGAGACTGATCCATGACCACCGCCACCGCCGACAAACCCGCCGTCCGCCAGCGCATCGAAGGCAACCTTTCACGCAGCCTCGACGCCACGCTCACGATCCGCGCCGCCGAAGAAGGCCAGGCCGACGATGGCCTGCTGCGGCTGCAGCTTTCGGTGTCCTCCGAGCAGCCCTACACGCGCTACGGATGGACCGAAGACTGGGTCGAGATCCTCGGCCACAAGTCCGGCGAAGTCGATCTCGCGCGGCTCAACGGCGGCGCCGCGGTGCTGGCCAACCACGATCGCTGGAAGGCTGTCGGTAATACGCCGCTCGCCAGCATCGGCGTGGTCGAGCGCGCGTGGACGGAAGGCGATCGCCTGATGGCCGACCTCGTGATCAGCCGCCGCGAAGCGCTGGCCGATCTGCGCCAGGACATCGCAGACGGCCTCGTGCGCAACGTGTCGATCGGCTACCAGATCAACGAGCGCACGCTCCTCAAGGCCTACGACGACAAGCCGAACGAGTACCGCGTCACCAGCTGGACGCCGTTCGAAATTTCGCTGGTCGATATCCCGGCCGATGCCAGCGTCGGCCTGGGCCGCAATGCAGAGCAAGACACGCCGCGTTATCGCGTCGTCGATTTACCCACACCCGGCGCCGCCGGTTCCACTGAAACGAAAGGAATGAAAATGCCTGAAATCACCACCGACCCGGCGCCGGTCACCGCACCTGTCGCCACCCGTTCCATCGAACTCGGCGCCGACCCGCTCGCCGCCGAGCGCGAGCGCATGAAGGAAATCCGTGCCCTGGGCCGCGCCCACGGCATGGAGAAGCTGGCGGACACCGCGATCGACGCCGGCCTCTCGCTCGACGGCTTCCGCGCCCAGGTGCTCGAGCGCCTGACCGAATCCGGCAAGCTGCGCGTCGCCGAATCGCCCGAGATCGGCATGAGCAAGAAGGATGTCGAGAACTTCTCGTTCTGCCGTGCGCTGCTCGCCGCGATGGACCCGGCGAATGCGCACAAGATCGCGCCGTTCGAGACCGAAGCCAGTCGCGCCGCGCAGGACCGCCGCGGCGACTCGCGACCGAAGGAACGTGAGGCCGCGATTACCGTTCCCGCCGACGTGCTGTCGCGCGCGATGGCGCTGTCGCCCGACATGCTGTCGTCCGCCCAGCGCATGATGGCGCAGCGCGACCTCGTCGTCGGCACGCCCACCGCCGGCGGCAACCTCGTCGCCACCGACCTGCTCGGTGCCTCGTTCATCGACCTGCTGCGCAACGCGATGGTGCTCGATCGTTTGGGCATCACTTGGCTGCGCGACCTGAACGGCAACATCGCCATCCCCTCGCAGACCGGCGCCGCTACCGGCTACTGGGTTGGTGAGAACGGCGCGCCGACCGAGAGCCAGCAGACCGTCGGCCAGGTCACGCTCACGCCGAAGACCGTCGGCGCGTTCACCGACTTCAGCCGCCGCCTGCTGCTGCAGTCGAGCCTCGACGTCGAAGCTTTCGTCCGCGCCGACCTGGCCGCCTCGATCGGCCAGATGCTGCAGGCCGCAGCGATCAACGGCAGTGGCGCCAGCAACGAGCCGACCGGCATCCTCAACGCCAGCGGCATCGGCGCGGTGGTCGGCGGCACCAACGGTCTGGCGCCCACCTACGACCACATGGTGGATCTGGAATCGGCCGTGGCCAACGTCAACCCCGACATGGGCAACCTGGCGTACCTCACCAACACCAAGGTGCGCGGCAAGCTGCGCAAGACGCAGGAATTCGCGTCCACCAACGGCAAGCCGGTGTGGAGTTCCAGCGGCCAGGCCGGCGTCGGCGAGGTGCTCGGCTACCAGGCGCTCACCAGCAACAGCGTGCCGAGCAACCTCGACAAAGGCACCTCGGTCGGCGTCGCCAGCGCGATCCTGTTCGGCAACTGGTCCGAGCTGATCATCGGCATGTGGGGCGGGCTGGACATCATGCTCGACCCCTACACCGGCGCCACCGCCGGCACCAAGCGCGTCGTCGCGCTGCAGGACGTCGACGTGGCCCTGCGCCGCGCCGCCTCGTTCGCTGCGATGAAAGACGCGCTGACCGCCTAAGCCAACCCTGTAGCCGGGCCCGAGAGGGCCTGGCCCACCCATTCAAGGAGTAAACAACATGCCCAAGATGCTCGTCATCGACACCTGCATCATCAACTATCAGGACGACCGCGGCGGCGTAGCGGAAACGTCCGGCTCGATCGTGGAAGTGACCAAGGACACGGCGCGCGCGCTGCTCGATGCGAACCGCGCGCTGTACGTGTCGAAAACCGACGACCCCGACAAGCACGGCCGCAACACCGCATCGCCCGAAATGATGAAGGCCGCTGCGGACATGCGGAAGGCTGCGGCCGCCGGTGCCAAGTCCGCCGCGCAGTCCAGCGATCCGGTCCCGCCGCCGGATCCGGAGCAGCCGCCCGCCAAGTAACGCCGCCACCAGAGCATGGCCGTGCCGCCCTTCGGGGCGGCTTTTTTGTGCGCGACATTCCTTGCCTACAAATGTCGCGCCGCCCCTGCCACGCTGGCAGGCATGGACTTCTCCGACCTCGCTCCGTTCTACGCCGACTTCGCCGCGCCCGTCACGCACACGCCGCTCGTCGGCAGCGCGTCGACCGGCCTCGCGCTGTTCGACGGCCCGGGCATGACGATGATCGGCGGCGAAATCCTCGCCACCGACTACGCGCTGCGCTACCCGGCCACCACCTTCCAGGCCGTGAAGCGCGGCGATCAGTTCACCATCGACGGCGGCAGCTACGTGGCGCGCGAGTCAGCGCAGCCTGCGAGCATCGACGGTCTCGAGATGATCGTGCCGCTGGCCCGGAGCGCCTGATGGCCGCGAGCGTGTTCGAGCTCATCCTCGCCCGCGTGGCCGCGCTGCTGCTCTCCGCCACTGCCGCCGGCAGCAACGTCTACCGCGCACGAGACGACGCCTTCAATGCCGACGAGCTGCCCGCGCTCAACGTGCGCCGCGGCGACACCGGCGGCGACGTGATCGGCACATCCGGCGAGCGTCACGTGCTCGGTTTTTCCGTCGAGTGCCTCACCCGCGGCGCGGGGTGGGAGACCGCTGCCGACGCGCTGCACATGCAGGTGCACGCGCTGCTGATGGCCGATTCCACGCTCGCGAGCAAAGGCCGCGGCCTGCGCTGCGTGTCCACCGACATGCAGGACGACTCGGCCGACCAGCCCGCCGGGCGTCTGACCGCGCGCTACCAGATGCAAATTTTCGTTCGCCCAGGCGATCTATCCGTCGCCGTCTCTTAACCAGGAGCACACACCATGATCAACTTCGGTTCCGGCAAACTCATCGCCGTCCCCACCAACCTGGCGGACGGCACGGCCATCGCCAACCCAACGCCCGTCATCCTCGGCACCATGCAGGACGTCTCGCTCGACCTATCGACCGAGATCAAGACGCTCTACGGCTCCAAGCGCTACCCGATCGCAGTCGGCCAGGGCAAGGGCAAAACCGAGATCAAGGCCAAGTACGCCGAAATCGACGGCGCCATTCTCGGCAGCCTGTTCTTCGGCAAGGCCAGCGCCGCTGGCATCAAGGCGGCGGTATTCGATTTCGCAACGTCGATCCCCGCTGTGACCCCCTTCACCGTCACCATTGTCCCGCCCGGCTCCGGCACCTTCGTGGCCGACCTCGGCGTGCTGGACACCGCCACCGGCGTGCAGCTCACTCGCGTCGCCACCACGCCGGCGACGGGCCAGTACTCGGTCAGCGCCGTCGGCGTGTACACCTTCGCCTCCGCCGACACTGGCAAGGCCATCAAGATCAGCTACGAGTACAGCTCGACGACAGGCGGCCAGGTGTGGAGCATCAGCAACGACGTCATGGGCTACACGCCGAGCTTCAGCCTGCTGCTGCAGAACAGCTACGACGGCAAGACCATGGTGTGCAAGCTCAACCGCTGCGTGTCGGGCAAGCTGTCGGTGCCGCTCAAGTCGGACGACTTCGCGATCTACGACTTCGAAGCGGAGGCGTTCGCAAACGGCGCGGGCGAGCTCGGCTACATCTGTTTGTTCTGATCGCGCACATGAGCGCGGTCGTCATCCACCCGCTCGCGGGCGCCGGCTATGCCGCGCGCCTCGCGGCATTCGTGCGCCGGCTGGTGTCGCGCCGCGCGCTCCTGCGCCTCGCCGGCGTCGATACCGTCGTGCTGTCCGGGCGCGTGTATGCGGTGCGCGCCGTTCCGCTGGGCGTTGCACGTGATCTCGTGCCGGCGATCGTGCGCTGCAGCCGCGCCTTCGCCGCCTGGGATTTTTCCGAATCGCTGTACGACGACATGATCCGCGTGCTCGCGCTTGGCCTCGGCGTGCCGTCCCGGCGCATCGAGGCGCTTCCCGTCTCGCTCCTTGATCTCGCCCCCGTGGTCGAGCGCATTGCCCGCGTCAACGGCATGCCGGTGCTGGAGGCCGGCAGCCCCGACATGGGAAAGCTGATGCAGGCGTTGACTGGGACGAGCTCTACGCCTGGATCGTCAGCGCCACCGGCTGGACTTGGGAGCACGTCGACCGATGCGTGACGCTGCCGCAGGTCGACGCACTCGGGGCCTTCTGGGCCAGCGTGCCGCCGGCGCCGGTGCAGCTCAAACGCATCGCGCTCGCGCTCGGCATTCCGGAGGCCACGCCGCCGGCGTGCACCCGTTCCGCCACGCCGCAACAGGACGCGATGCAGCAGGCGCTTGCTGCCGGCCTGCCGGCCATGGAAGGGCGGCCGGACGACCCCATGCTTGACTTGATCGGGCTCTGACATGGCAGACAACCGCCCCGAAATCGTCGTAGACGCCGACGTCTCCCCCCTGCGGCAGAAGCTGCGCGAGGCAGGCAACGACTTCAAGAAATTCGGCGCCGAAGGCAAGAGCGCCGTCGACGGAATGAGCGGACCGCTCACCGCGTTGCACAGTAAATTCGTGGCTATCGGTGCGCTGCTCGCGGGCGGCGCGGTGTTCAAGCAAGCGGTCGCCGATACGGCAGAGTGGGCGCAGCAAAGCGTAGACCTCGCCGACGCGCTCGGCATGTCTGCGTCTGCGGCATCCGGGCTCAAGGCCGCGCTGGCTGCTGAAAATGTCAGCGTCGATGATTTCGTCAAGGCTGGCCAAAAGCTGTCTGCCACCCTGCGCACCAACGAAGAATCGCTCAATCAAGTGGGCCTGGTCACGCGTGACGCCGCCGGAAACCTGCGCCCGCTCAACGACATGACGCTCGACGCGATCGGCCTGCTCGGAGACTACAAGGCCGGCACGGATCGTGCCATCGCCGCGAACATCCTGTTCGGCAAGGGATTCGAGATCAACGGCGATCTGGCCAAGGTCAATTCCAAACTGGTCGAGGAATACACGGAAAAGCAGCGCGCTCTCGGTATGGTGATGAGCGAAGAAAACGTCCAGGCGTTCGAGGACTACGAGCAGGCCGGCAAAGATGCCGATCTCACCATGCGGGCGATCACCACCGCCATCGGCAATGCGCTGATGCCGGTGCTGACCAAATTGGCCAACTGGTTCACCGCTGTCGGACCGGCCGCGGTAACGGTTGTGAAAGGCGCCATCGGCGGGCTGATCGCGGCGTTCTGGGCGCTGAAAAATGGCGTAGTCGTGGTGTGGGAAGTCATCAACGCCATGGTGGTGAGCGTTGCCGAGCCACTGCGCGCGCTGGCTGCCGCGATGTTCAAACTCGGTCAAGGCGATTTCGGCGGAGCCTGGAAAGAATTCCAGAATGCCGGAACCACCATGGTCGACACCTGGAAAGGGGCGCTTGCAGAAATGCAGGCCTCAAGCGAGGAAACCCGCGACAAAATCTGGAACCTGTTCGCGGAAGGCGCGCCGGCTACAGGCGCTAAAACGGGCGGCAAGGATGCAAATAACCTCGTTGTAGACCCAGATGCCGAAGCGCGGAAGAAGGCAGCCGAGAAGGCGCTTGCCGACCGCATCAAGGCCGAGGAAGACGCATTCAACAAAGCCGTCAAGCTCGCCGAAGACTACGAGGCGCAGTGGGACAAGGAATACAGGGCTGTCGTCGAGGCGGCCCGCAAGGCCGCGAAGGAGCGCCTGCAGATCGAGATGATCCATCTCGAAGGCTCACGCGCAGCCGAGCAGGCCCGCATCGACCAGCTCGAAGCCGACGCGCGGCACGAGCTCGACATGGGGAACATCACCCAGCAGGAATACCTCACGCGGCTCGCGCAGTACAACCAGCGGCGGCTCGCCGCCGATGAGGCCTACATTGCGGCCAAGCGCGAGATCGCGCTACAGGATCCGGACAGCAACCCGGTCGAGCTCGAGCGCCTGGAACAGGAGAAAGCCGAGATCCGCCGCCGCGGCGCGGCCACGGCAGCCGACATCGAGCGCCAGCAGGCGCTCGAATCGCAGGAAACGTGGCGCTCGTTCATGGATACCCTGGGTGGCCTGTGGGACAAGGGCATCCAGTCGCTCATGAACGGCACGCTGACCTGGCGGAGCGGGTTCCAGGCGGTGGCGGCCGAGGTGGCTGGATGGTTCGCACAGAACGTGGTCGGCAGCATGGTCAAGGAGTGGGCCGCCGGGCACGCGAAGAATCTGGCGTCGCTGCTCGGGTTCACGGCCACGAAGCAGGCTGTCGAGAGTGCGTCCAGCGCGGCTACGGTCGCGACGAAAACAGCCGAAACAACCGCCGTCGTGTCGTCCGAGGCGGCCAAGGCCGGAGCCGGTGCAGCCGCATCGCAGGCGTCCATCCCGATCAGCGGCCCGGTCCTGGCGCTCGCGGCGATGGCCGCAGTGTTCGGCGCGGTGATGGCGCTCGGTAACCGCAAATCAGCTGCGGGCGGCTACGACATCCCCAAGGGCGTGAACCCGATGACGCAGCTGCACGAAGAGGAAATGGTCCTGCCCGCTCAATATGCGGACGTCATCCGCGGACTGTCTGGCGGCGCCGGCGGTGCGGGCGGTGCGGGCGGCGCATCGTCAACCTCGACCGAAACGAAAATCGTCAACGTCCTCGACCCGCGCGACATGGCCGGGGCGCTCGGCTCTACTCGCGAGTTCGAACGCGCCGTCCTCAACATCATCCAGCTCAACCCCTCTGCGGTCCGTTAAGCCATGCCAAACAAGGTTTCATTCGTCGACAATTCAAACGGGGACTACGCCCACCGCAACCTGCTGAAAGCCATCCGCGACTTCTGCGGCGGCTTCGGCGTCCTCGGTACCATCGGCGGCACCCGCACCGGCGACGGCACGCTGATCGGGCTGGAGGCGTCGCCGTCGTCCGTCACCGAGACGTGGACGCTCACCTGCACGGCGACCGCCGTGGACGGCGGCACCTTCTCCGTGGTCGGCAGCGTGTCGGGCATCAAGGCCGCCGCCACGGTCGGCACGGCCTACGACAATGGCCTCATCAAGTTCACCATCGCCGACGGCGCCATCGACTTCGCGCTCAACGACACGTTCACCATCCCTGTGACGCAGGGCGCGGCATCGGCCGCGGGCATCGCCTACGACATCCTGCGCTACGACAACGTGAGCACGAACCACGAGCTGATCATGATGGCACACGGGCTGTCCGGTACCGAGCAGATCTACATGGGCCTGCGCACCTACCACGACGTCGCGGCCGACTACTACAACATCGTCGGCTCGGTAATGACGGGCTACGTGGCCGGGAACACCTACGACTCGCAGCCCGGGATCGCAACCAAAGGCATCCCGGCCCACAACAACCGCATCGACTACTGGCTGTCGATGAACGGCCAGCGCATTGCGCTCGCGCTGAAGGTCGGCACGCCGGTCTACGAGCATATGTACCTCGGCAAATTCCTGCCCTATAGCAGGCCGAGCCAGTACCCCTACCCGGTGGTGTGCGGCGGGGCGTGGGACGGCTACGCCGCGATTCGGTTTTCCGATTTGGTGCACGATTTCTATCCGCGCGGACTCGGCAATGCACGCATGGCGCTGCGCAACGCGACGGGTTGGCTCGCGCCGCATTGCTGGCCCTGGGGGAACACCCTGGTGCTATGCGGTACCGGTGCGTCCGCCACCCTGCAGGCACGCGACACCGAAGGAAACTATCCGCTCACCTCCGTCGTGGTGCACGACAATGTCGCCAACATCTACGGTCAGCTGGATGGCGTATTCCATGTGAGCGGGTTCTCGAATGCCGTCGAAAACACGCTGACCATCGCCGGCGTGGACTACGTCGTGATGCAGAGCGTGGCGCGCACCAGTCACATCGACTACTACGCGCTGCGCCTCGACGCCTAACGGAGAACACAATGTCCTTCTACACCGGCACAGCAGCCTCGATATCAGCACTCCGCTCGGCATTGCTCACCCATGCGCAGGCCGACGGATGGGTGTTGTCTGTTGATGTTCTCAGCAAAAACGGCGTATTTTTCCAGATCACCGAAACGGCATCCGACGTGCGAGTGCTGGGTTGCCTCGACAACGCCGTGGCTTCGCCGGCCCCGGGCCCCGTGAAGATCGGCAATTTCTACACGGGGAAGAATATCTCGTTCCCCTGCACTTACTATGTTTTCGGGTTCGCCCAGGAACTGTATTTCGTAGTCAATTACGACTCAGACACGTACCAATGGCTTGCGTTTGGCAAATCAACCGTGCCTGGACTGCTCGGGACGGGAGCATGGTGTGCAGCCAACGCGGCCAGCACGACCGTGGCCAATATTGCAGGACCTGTGCGCATAGAGTCGGATGGCGAGGTCTACGTCTGGGGATACACATTAGAAGCGGGGTGTCCTGCGATGTTTTGGGATACATCGGGTTACGCGGCCACGTTCCGGAACGCGTGGGTGCACCACGGGCTCGATGGCCGCGGATGGATGTGGGGGAGCTCCGTATCGTCGAACCCGCTCGGCCACCGATCGCAGCTTCCGCTGGTCAATCTCAACCCCAGCACGTGGAATTCCGAGGCCGTCATGCTCCCGATACAGGCATGGCTGGAGCGCCCGGTTTATAAATCGAGCCTCATCTGCGATCTGCAGAATGCCAGGAACATCCGCATCGACAACGTCGAGCCACGCGACATCCTGACTCTGGGCACAGACAAGTGGATGATTTTCCCGTGGTACAAAAAAAGTACGGTAGGCAGGAACGGTGGCTCTAGTATCGACCACTCAGGCACGTATGGCTGGGTGATCCGGTACGAGGGGCCATAAGTGGCGATCATCGCTGGATTCCTCGGCTGGCCGCAGGACGTAGGCGCAGAGAGCGCCCACCTGTCCACCGACCTCGACCTGTTCAGCCCGGAATGGATCAACAACCCCGTACCCATCTGGGGAATCAGCGCACTCAGCGGCGCGTTCGCGCTCACCGCCAACTACCCGGTCTCCGCCGCGCCGCGTGCGCTGTCCGGCCTGGTCACGCGCAGCTACGTCGACGACTACTACCATCGCGTCCACGTCATTCCGGCGGTGCTCGACATCGGCAACCTGCTCAGCGTGCAGACCCGCGACGTATCGGTCTGGAACGCGCATTTCACGCCCCAGGCGCTGGCCTCGATCGCCGAATCCGGCACCGCCGGCCTGACCGAATTCGGCATCGTCGCGCCGACGACGTTCGGCGCGCTGGAGGAACGGACATACTCGGTGACCGTCACCACCAACGGCCCGGCCACCATCGGCGCGCTGTACACGTTCGCGTTCCCGGATGAGTCGCCGACGCTGCGAGTAACCGGCCGGCGCGTGGTCGTGTTCGGGCATCCGCCGGACTGGACCGCCGGGCTGATCGAGGGCTACGAATTCGCCACCGACGTCATCGAATCATACGGCGGCATCGAACAGCGCATCGGCCTGCGCACGGCGCCGCGCCGCACGTTGGAGTATTCGTTCAACGTCGCGTCAGAGCATGAGCGCTCGAGCCTCTCGGCCGCGCTCTACGGATGGCAGGCGCGAGTGTTCGCCGTACCGATCTGGACCGACGCGCAAATGCTCGCCGCGCCGCTGGCTGCGGGCAGCATGTCGGTTTCATGCGCCACGGATGGATACGAGTTCGCGCCAACCGGGTTGGTGGTGCTGTGGGCCGACTACAACAAGCATGAGGCTATCGAGGTCGCGAGCGTGAGCGCAACCGGGCTGACGTTCGCATCGCCCACGCTCGCGGAATGGCCGGCTGGCACGCAGCTGCTGCCGGTGCGCCTGGGTCGGCTGCCTGCGCGGTTCCAGGCCTCGCGCGTGGCCGGCTATTTCATGTCGCAGCGGGCAGAGTTCACGTTCAGCGATCACGCCGGCTGGCCTGCAGTCGATTCTGGCGATACATATCTCGGCTACCGCGTCCATGACCTCAACGCGCGGTTCGTCAGCGACGTCTCGATCGACTACACACGCGCGATCGAATCGATCGACTACCGTACCGCCCAGCAATGGGTAAAAGACAGATCCGGTTACATGACAGAAATCGCGCGGTGGCGCTGGATCTGCGGCGAACGCGCGGACGTGGTTGCATTCCGTTCGTGGCTCGCCGCGCGCGACGGGCGACGCGTGCCGTTCTGGACCGAGACGCTTACCGACGACCTGAACGTAGTTGCCATCATCGGAGCGAGCGACAGCAGCATCCAGGTCGAGAACATCGGCTATCAGCGCTACATCAACGGGCGCGCTGATCGCCGGCACATCGCCATCCGCACGACTTCCGGGGGCGTGTATTACCGGCAGATCACGGGCGCCACCGAGATCAGCAGCACGGTCGAACAGCTCGCCATCGACACCGCGCTAGGAGTCACCATCGATCCCTCGCAGATCGACAGCGTGCGATTCCTGCGGCTGTCGCGTATGGAGTCGGACAACGTCGAGATCGACTGGTACACGCCCGGCCTGGCCGAATCAACCGCAGCGATCAGGAGCATACCGGCATGACCTACGCAGCCCTTGAAACCAGCGCACATGACGGACAGCCGGTTGAGCTGATCCGGTTCGCGCGCGGGCTTGACTCGTGGCGCTATACCAGCGGCGATTTCGGGTTCGTGCACCTCTCGGAGCTGTACGAGCCGTATCCGTTCCGCATCCCCGAACCTGAGCAGACACCGGAGATCGCCAAGGGCCGGCTCCAGCTGCAGACGCCGATCGATACGCCGCTGGTGGCAGAGATGATCGCCAGCCCGCTTGTTGCCATGATCGATGTGACGATCTATCGCCGGCACCGGACGGATGCCGAGGTGATCGAGTTCTGGCACGGCTACGTGGCCGGGTTCGAGGTCGCCGGAGACGAGGCGACCATCACCTGCCAGCAGCAGGGCACGTGGATACGCAGAGGCGGCCGCCAGCGTCCCGCGCAGCGGCAGTGTCCGCACGCACTATTCGACGGTGAGTGCGGCCTCTCGCCGGCGGTGTGGGGGCTGGATGGCACGTTGATCTCGGCCACCGGCGCCGTGCTCGTGTCGGGTGCATTCGCCAGCCAGCCGGACGGCTGGTGGGTGGGCGGCATGATCGCCGCCGCCGGCACACAGCGCATGGTGGTTGCCCACGCAGCGGACACGGTGACGCTGACCGTAGGCATCCCCACGCTGGCCGCTGGCGGCTCGTTCACGGCCTACCCTGGCTGCGACCACACGCCGGATACGTGCAACGGCAAATTCGCCAACGTGCCCAACTACGGCGGCCTGCCGTGGTTGCCTGTCAAAAACCCGTTCGCTGGCGACAGCGCGTTCTGAGGAGTCGGCGATGTGGTGGGCGATTGCGGTGTGGGTAGTGGCGACAATTGTTTCGGTTGCGCTGCAGCCGAAACAGAAAGCGCAGCCGCCTGGCACGTTTGACGTGCCGACCGTCGAGGAAGGCGCGCCGATCGGCGTGCTGTATGGGTCCGGCTGGATCGAATCGCCGGTGATCGCGTGGTGGGGCGACACACGCACCACGCCGATCAAATCGAGCGGAGGCAAGTGATGAGCGCAGATCAGATCATCGTGCGCCCAGACGATTCGCATGGCCTCGGTTACTGCAACCGAGGCGCGCGCCGCTGGGCCGAGCGCTACGGACTGGACTGGGCGCGTTTCGTGCGCGACGGCCTGCCGATCGAGATGCTGGAGGCGACCGGCGACGCCATGGCGCTGCGCCTGTGCGCGCACGTGAGGGCGGCGCGCGCCGCGGGTGATCGATAATGGGGATGGGAAAAAAACAGACCGTAGGTTACAAATACTACGTCGGCATGCACCAGGTCTACGCCATGAGCCCGCGCGATTTCCCGGTGCAGGAGGTGAGCCGTATTCGAGTCGGCGAGCAAACGGTCTGGACCGGCGCGCTCAGCGCCAATGGGACCGCCGAGATCAACGCGCCCGAGGCATTCGGCGGCGAGAAAAAAGAAGGCGGAGTCTCGGGTAACGTCGACGTGATGTTCGGCGGCGCGACGCAGGGCGTGAACAGCTATTTGGCAGGGAAGCTAAGCGGGTTTCCGCTGCCGGCGTTCCGCGGCGTGTTGTCGCTGGTGCTGCGCCAGTGCTACGTCGCTGCGATGAATCCCTACCTAAAAACCTGGGCGGTTTTTGCGCGCAGAAACGTGGCGCCGTGGTATCCGACCAAGTCCGCCATCGGCGTCGACATGAACCCGGCGCACATCGTGCGCGACGCGCTCACGAATACGCAATACGGCCTGGCCGTATCGCAGGTCCGCATCGACGATGCATCATTCACCGCCGCTGCCGACACGCTCCACGCCGAGGGCATGGGGCTGTCTGCGTTCTGGCAGACCTCCGCCCAGAGCGCAGAGGATTTCATCGGCTCGATCGCGGAAATTGTCGACGCCTCGGTGTATGAAGACCAGGCATCCGGCAAATGGGTCATGCGCCTGTCCCGAGACAATTACACGGTAGCCAATCTGCTGGTGCTGGATCGCAGCAATATCGCGCGCGTGGAGCGGTTTTCCCAGCCGCTTCCGGGGGATCTGACGAGCGAGGTGGTGCTCACCTACCGTGACCGCGAAACCGGCACGCAGGCAAGCGTGATGGCGCACGACATTGCTGTGCTGGCGATGCAGGCCGGCGCGCCGGTGCGCGCGACGATCGACATGCCAGCCATTCCGACCGCGGAGATCGCCGCGAAAGTTGCCGCCCGCGAGCTACGCCAGTTGTCCGCATCGCTCGCCCGGGCCGACATCATCGCCAACCGGCAGGCATGGGACCTCAACATCGGCGACGTGTTTCGCTGGCAGTGGCCCGATTACGGCATCACCGAGATGGTGATGCGGGTCGTGTCGGTTGGCCGAGGCCGGCTGACGGACGGCCGTATCAGACTGCAGTGCGTGCAGGATATTTTCAGCGCGGCGAGCGCCGTCTACGCCGCGCCTGCAGCGTCCGGATGGTCTCCGCCGCTATCGGCGCCTGCCGCGTCGCCAAACCGGATCATGATCGAGGCGCCGTACTGGGTGCTCGTGCGCGACGTGATCGGAGAGTTCCCGAGCCTGTTCGCCGATCTCGACCCTGCCGCCGGCCTGCTGCTCGCTGCTGCCAGCAGGCCATCTGGCGACGCATACGACTACCGCCTGCTCACCCGCGTCGGTACCGCTGCATACGCCGATCGCGGATCCGGCACCTGGTGCCCCGTCGCCGACCTGGCTGCGAGCGTAGGCCCGGGAGATAGCGTGTTCCAGATTGCTGCCGCCGTCGATGAGGATCTGATCGCCGCCGGCGACACGGCATGGGCGATCATCGACGCCGAACTGGTGCGGGTCGTGTCGGCCGCGGCGGGCAGCGTCACCGTGTCGCGCGGCGTGCTCGATACCGTACCGGCCAGCCACGCCGGCGGCGCGAAAATCTATTTCGTCGGCACCGAGTCATACGGCATCGACACCACCGAGTGGCTGAGCGGGCAGAGCGTGAGCGCAAAACTGCTCACGCGGACCGGCCTCGGCACGCTGCTGGAGGCCAGCGCTCCGGCCGACAGCCGTCTCATGGCCGCGCGCTATATCCGTCCCTACCCGCCCGGCAACGTGGCGATCAACAGCGTGGCGTGGCCGGAGAGCGTGACCGGTGACCTCAACATCACCTGGGCTCATCGCGACCGCACGCTGCAGACCGCCTACCTCGTCGCCCAAAACGAGGCCAGCATCGGCCCCGAGACCGGCACCACGTACACGATCCGCATCTACAACGCGCAGACCGGCGGCACCCTGATCCGCACCTACACCGGCGTGACCGGCACGACGCAGGCCTACACGGCCGCCCAGGCAACTACCGACAACGCGGGAGTCAAGCCAGCCAACCTGCGGATCGAGATCGAGAGCGCGCGCGCCGGATACGTGAGTTGGCAACAACAGGTGAGGGCGTTCGCGTGGGCGTGATCTGGTCGCCGCGAAGCACGGAATCATTCGATAAATAGGGAGGAGTAGACGTGCCGGAAAAAATTGCAACAAACATCGCAGACTGGTGGCAAACAGTGTTTCAAGCGCTTGCTTTCGCTGGCGTCGGGGTGCTTATCGCGCTCGGCCAGATACTGCAGGTAAAGGAGCCGGTCACCCTCAAAGTCGCGATCGGCCGCTGCATCACCACCGGGGGCATCGCCCTGGTGGCGGGCGCCACCCTGACCCTGTTTCCAGGCATCCCGTTCATTGCGCAGATCGGCATCGCGGCGATGCTGGCCAGCCTTGGCAACTCGGGGCTGGAGCTGCTGATCCACCGGCTGTTCAACCGCTAGGGGAGACCATGCACCTGTCCGAACACTTCACCCTCGATGAGATGACCGCGAGCCAGGAGGCCGCGCGCAGCGGTCTGAGAAACGAGCCGAACGATGTGCAGCGCGAAGCCCTGCGCGCCTTGTGCGAACGGGTGCTGGAACCGCTGCGCGCCCGCGTCAAGCGGCCCATCGTCGTCAGCAGCGGATACCGCTCGAAATCGCTCAACACCCGCATCGGCGGCAGCCCCGGCAGCCAGCACTGCAAGGGCGAGGCCGCTGACATCATCGTGCCCGGCATGGACACCGCAGACGTGGTCGACCTGATCCGCGCCATGCGCCTGCCGTTCGACCAGGTGATTGATGAGTTCGCGCGCTGGGTGCACGTCAGTCACAGCGTAGGCGGCGGAAATCGGGGCGAGGTGCTGATGGCCTGGCGCCGTAGCGGCCAGACACACTATCGGAGAGTGGGATGATCGAGGCCGTCAACTGGGTCGCCTGCTGGGTCAGTCTAGCCATCGGCATAGGCCTGGGCATGTTCATCGCGGCCATGTTCGGGGGGCCGCGATGATGCCGCGCTGGGTTATTCCCGCCGCGATCGCCGTCGCCATCTTCGCCGCCGCCGCGTTCGGCTGGTGGCTCGGCCAGCCCAAGCCGGTGCAGGAAACTGCCGCGCCGGCGCAGCACCAGGCAGACGGCTCGCTCATCCTGCCGCGCCAGCCGGATGCAGCGGCCACGCCCGCACAGCAGGTGCCGCGGGGCGCGAAGGTCGAGCGGGTGGGG